CAGATTTTAATGTTAAAAGTTTCGAGATTATTCCAGATGAAATTTTAGACCCAAATTCAATACCAGTAGAAAATCCAATCATAAGAATGGATTATAGTTTCAATGAAAAAGCTTTAGAAGTTATAATCTCTACAAAGAAAAGTATAGTATTTACAAATAAACCAATTAAAAAAGATATAATTGAAAAATATAAGCATAATATCAATCAATTAATTTATATAATTGAAGAAGATAATAGCGTTGATTTTGTTAAATTGCTAAAGAATAATTCCATAAATTATGTGCTTTTATCATTTTTACCAGAAGAAATTTTAAATAATTTTAAATTAGATTATATGGATTATAATTTAATTGTTAATAGGAAACATAAAACTAAAGAAGATACAAAAATAGAAGATACAAATAATCTTTGTTACAAATCTTGTAGAACACTATTTTCATCAAAAGGTAAATTTACGTCAAGATACGATTGGATTAATGGTAATGGGAATAAAGTAGTAGATCATCCAAATTTTTGGAAAGAAGCTGATAATTTTTACATTTTTAAGTTGACTTAAAATATAATTTACAGTATCATTCTTAAATGAGTCCAAAAATAAAATCAGAAGAAAATACAATTTCAATTGGTAGTTCAGAGCTATTTGAACCAGTAACAGTAGTTGATTCAGAGAATAAATCAACATCTCCTCAAGTAACTCCTCCAAATATAATAACAAGAAACCAATATGGACTTATCGAAGATAAAACTCTTAATTATATATTTAATGATGATGGAACTATTAATTGGCGTAAAATGGTTAAAACTGAACATCTTGTACCTAATAGACAAAAGACTCAAGAAACAGATGTTTCAAAGCTTCAAGATAAAGATCTTCTTATACTTTTAGGTGGAATTAAAGAGTTAGCTCAAATCAGAGGATATACTAGTGTTGAATATAAAGTAGTTGCAGCTTCTGAAAATTATTTTGCAACAAGCTGTAGAATCACTTGGCTACCAAATTATGAAACTGGTGGAAGAGAAGTAGTTTTTGAATCTCTTGCTGACGCTACTTTAAATAATACAAAGAGTTTCGCCAGATTCTTCTTGGCTGCGATTGCTGAGAATAGAGCGTTTGTTCGCTGTGTACGCAATTTCTTAAAGATTAATATTGTTTCTCAAGAAGAGCTTGGCGATGCAAAACTTCTTGATGATTCTTCTTCTGTAAATGAAAATCCAACTTCTCCACAATCATTACTTGAAAAAGTCATGAAAGAAAAGAATGTTAATTTTGAAGCACTAAAGAAAAGATTAATTAAAGATAATTTTGATAATGCAGAAAATTTAAATTCTATATCAGATATACCTAAAGTTAAATTATTTGAACTAATAGATAGAATCAAAAAGATTAAAGATTAATAATCTTTATACTTTATTAATTGATTTCTAACAAAATAAAGATTAATAAAAAATCCACAAAAAGCACTAAATATATTACTCAAATAAGGATGTGTTAGTCCATAAAATGGATTAATAAAAAAACTTATAAATAAAGATATCCAAAAACTAGAACATTCATGACACAATAATAGTCGATTTATATATGGTATTCTTGCTATTAAATTTCTAAATGGTCTAGTTATTTCAGTATCGCTCCAAGCGAAACAAACTCCTAAACAGACAAATAGATAAATAAAAAAACAGTAAAACATTTTTAATTATTTAATTCGTGAATTCAAAAAATTCTCAAGAGTAATTAACATTTTCTTTGTTGTTTCATCACTAAAAAGATTATTGAAGTAATCAGTTTCTGCGTCAAATTTAGATATTAAATATGATATAACTCTTTTAACGCATGGACAACTTACATTACGCTTTGCTACAGTTAAATCAGCTAAAATTTCTGGAAATTTATCTTTTAAAGAATTAAAAATTTTAGGATTTTGCAATATACCATTTAAATATAAATTAGAACTAATATATTTTTTAAATTCCGACATATATAGAATTATATATTATTTACAGTATTATTTCAATATTTTATCTTTCACCACTTAATATATATGTTTGAAAAGCTAAACTTAATTTGGCATCATCAGAAATACTATAATTTAATTGAGTTTGATTATTTATTAAATTAGATAAGTTAAATGATAATAAAGATTCATCTGTTTTATATTTTTTAAAAGAAATATTTAAATTTCTTTGAGTGATTCCAGTTAATATATTAGTTACTTTTTCTTGAGTATAATTACTCATAGAAAATTCAAAATTTAAAGATATTGATATTGGATATTTTATAATTACATTATCTGGAAGATAATTACCAACAGTATAAACTGCTTCTCTTGGAATATTTATATTTAATTGAAAATTTTGCAATCTATTTTCATTAGCTTCTTTTAAATTTAAATCAACGTAACAATTATCTCCTATATTGAAATTATTTAAAACTTTTGGCGTATAATTGAAAACTCCAGTTTCATTTCCTAATTCTCCTAAAATCAAATTTTTAACATTAACAATTGGATACTGATCTAAAGAGTAAGATATACTATAATTTGTTAAATAACCACTAGAAAATTTAAAATAATTATTGCCATATTCAAGTTTACCACCAAATGGTCTAGACCCAGTATAGCCTATAAACCTATCATTAGAGCTTAATATATAATTTAAATCAAGATTCGCAACAACTGGAGCAGTTACCAAATAATTTATATTCTGGTCATTTATAGCTAAAGATGGATTAATATTATTATTATAATTAATATTTAAACTCTGCACTCCAGATATCAAAGAATCATTTAGATAAAAGTTTTGATTTTCTATAGAATATACATTAAACATTAACTATAATTACACTACTTTTAAGTGTAAAATATAAGAGGTAAAAGGTATATGGCTAGCATTTACGATATAGTTCCTAGTTGGAACGCTGGAAGTACTTATAATAAGTATAATATAGTACTAGGATCTGATAATAAATATTATTATTCAATTATAGATTCCAATATTAATCAAAATCCAATAGATCCATTAAATCTTCAAGTTGAGTGGGATGGATACATAATTATAAATGGTAATTTAACTCCTAACTTTTTTTGGAAACCTTCTTATAATATAGAAGCAATTTCTAAACCAAGAGTTAAAATAAATCAATTTGGAAATGGTTATCAACAAAGAATATCTGATGGAATAAATATTAATTTAATTGAATTTAATATTATTTTCGAAAATAGGTCAGAATTAGAAACTGTTTCAATACTTCATTTTTTACAACAAATGAATACAAAACAAAGTTTTATATATAATTTACCAACAATTTACTCAAAATCAACTTCTAATTTAAACACAATGTTTATATGTCCAGAATGGAGCGCCAGTTTTATTTCTTACAATAATTATTCTATAAAAGCCAATTTCACAGAAGTTCCAAAATAATATGCCAACATCTTCAGAAACATATAATTTAATTGTAAGTGGAGCAAAAGATATTAATGCAGAGTTAAGTTCTCTTACTCCATCTTCTCCATTACAATTTTATGAAATAGATTTATCAGAAGTTTCTCCTATAACAATAAATTTTGATTATAATGGACAACAACCGATGAATCGTGGAATTTTACGTATTTATAATGATTATAATTTATTTAAAATAACATCCGATTCTTATGGAAGAATAAAATGGCAAAATAATTTTTACTATCCATTTCCTATATTTTCAGAAGGATTTGAATATACTTCAGCAGGAACACTTCCTACTCCAAAAGTTTCTATATCAAACCTTTCTCCAGATTATTCTAATAATTCATTTTATAATTATATCAGAATGCAAATGCAGTCTTTGGGTGATATAGTTGGAGCAAAATTTACAAGAATTAAAACTTTTTTAAAATATTTAGACGGATCAAATTTTTCTCAAGGTTACAATCCATATATGACAAACTCTGGAATATATGAAATGGAACTTCCAAGAGATATTTATTATATAGATAGAAAAACAATAGAAAATAAATCAATAGTAGAATATCAATTAAATACAATTTTAGATTTAGAAAATTTAGTTTTACCAGGAAGAACGATTTTAGCCAAAAAATGTCCTTTTCAGTATAGAGGAGAAGGATGTTGTTATGAATATAATAGTAGATTAACATATTTACATAGTGGAATTTATGCTAATATACAAAATTCTCCTATAACAGTCAAAGCTCTTCAAACCGCACCACCCGTAGCTAGTGAAAATGATCAATTATTTATTGGCGGAATTTTTGGAACAGGAGTAGATGGAACAGCTGTAAATACAGCTACATTTAGAATTACTGGAGCAAATCAAGGAAACAATGGTCCACTTGGCAATTCTGGTTTATGGATAGAAAATGCGCAATATGTTTCTGGAGATTTTATTTTTACTCAAAATAAAGGTTTAAAATATTATTACGTTTGTATAAATAATAATACATCAGATATTTTTAATGCTCCACCAAATAAAAACTATTGGATTGCAGATTCATGTTCTAAAAGTATAAATTCATGTAGATTAAGATGGTTAAAAAATCCAGCATTTAGACCTGTTATTTGGCCCATAAACAGAAATGGAGAAAATTTTGAAACTACAAATTTGAGAATCTATAATTTTTATTCTGTAGATAATATTGCTGCGAATTGGCTTACTGGAATCAATGGAGTCCCAGTATATTTTCCAAGAAGACCTGGAGCAGAAAATCCAATTTCCGAACAAGCGCATGGCATACCTAAAGATGCTAATGGAAATTATTTAAATGGATTTTTACCATTTGGAGGATTTCCTGGCACAAATAAACCACAAAATTAAAATGATTGATAAAAAGATAAAAAATTTTATTAAAAAACAAGCACTAGAAAGTGCCCCTAATGAATGTTGTGGGTTTATAGTAAAAGAAAATGATTCTTTTAAATGTATCCCTTGTTATAATATAGCAACCGATACAATTAATAATTTTAAAATAGGTAGTTTAGAATATTTAAAAATAAAAAACAAATATAAAATATTTTATATTTATCATAGCCATACTAATGAAAATTGCGATTTTTCAGAAATGGATAAAAATTGTTCAGAAAATTTAAATTTACCAATTATATTATATAATATTGAAAAAAATATATTTAAAGTTTACGAACCAATTTCAGTTGATACCAATTTAATTGGAAGATTTTATGAATATAAAAAATATGATTGTTTTACTTTAATAAGAGATTTTTATCTTAAAAAAATGAATATAGACTTATCAATTGAATATGAAGATTTGGATAAAATTAATGTTAAAAAAATGTTTATTGATCATTATAATGATAAAAATTTGATGCTAATTAATAATATAGAAGAATTAAAAGATAATGATATATTGCTTATTGATGATTTTAAAGAGGCTTGTCATTGTGCAATTTATTTAGGCAATGATAAAATACTTCATCAACCAATGGATACTTTCTCAAAAATTGAAAATTATTGTAATTTTTATAGAAGGCGTACAAATTTAATATTTAGGTCAAAAATATGATAAAAGTTAATTTACATGGAAAGCTAGGAAGCGATATTGGAGAGTCTTGGGATTTAGAGATCTCAAGTGTAGCTGAAGCTTTTAGAGCTATAGAAGCAAATTCAAAACAATTTAGAAAATGGATAATAAATCATTCAGATCGTTATGAATATGAAATATTAATAAACAAAAATAATCTTTTTTCAGAAAAACCCAATTTTAAATCTATAGCAGAAATTAAAAATTCAGAATTATTTATTAATTTAGATGATAAAATTGAAACAATAGATATTGTTCCTTGTATCGTAGGAGCAGGTGGAGTTGCAAAAACAATAGCTGGAGCTTTCACCCTCGCTGCGGCAGTTGTAGTTGGCGCATTTTTTCCTCCATTACTTCCTCTTGCAGTTGGAGTAGGTATTGCTGCTTTAGGACTAATTGCTGCGGGTACTAGTGAACTATTATCTAAACCACCACCAAATGTACCATTTACAGCGCAACAAGTTAATCCAATTGGAGGAGAAGGTGAAAGCGGTGGGCCAACTTCATATCTTTTTAATGGACCAGTAAATACAGTTGGAGAGGGTGGACCAGTTCCAGTAGGTTATGGTAAATTACTTGTTGGGGGAAACAATGTATATGCAAATTATGATATAATTTATAGAGCTTATAAAGCTTCTGTTTCACCCACAACCCTCCAAAGCGTAAATCAAGGAGATAATCAATATACATTTAATTCAAAATGTTATTTGATAAGTCAAGATTCTTTGAGTACTTTACCTTTTTAATTTTATGGGAAATGCATATAAATTTGCCGATGGTTTAGCTTACGTTTTGTTTCCTGGAATGTTAGGATATGGATTTGCTTCTTATAATTTTCCAGAAAGTACAGCTCAAGATGATGGAGGTGGAGCTGGATCAATTTCTTTATCTTTTAGTGGTTCACA